CTAGTGGAAATTTAATGATTTCTTATGGATTTCCTATGGAGTACGTGGAGAATATTGAGTGTATAGAGGCTATACGGTTAAAATATTGAGTTCCATAGGAAATGAAGGTTAAAAACGGAATGAAAGGAATGGAGACCTATGTTTCTTATGGAAAAGTATAAAAAGAATGCACACTATACATTATAATGAGCTACTTAGATACTAAAGAGCATAAGGAGTGGGCGATTGAAGTTAAACATCGAGACCATTACAAATGCATCGTATGTAAAAGTGAAAAAAATTTAACAGCACATCACTTAATTCCAAAAGAAAACAGAAAGTACAGAAGTAATGTTAATAATGGAGTAACTCTTTGTGCAAAACATCACATGAGGTTTGGATATAATTTAAGTCCACACAGCCACGGGAGTTTTATGTTTTTTGTTTTCTTAAAAAATTGGAAACCCGAAATATTTAAATGGGTAGAACAAAATTGTGTTAATGAAATACTACACCAAATGGAATTATAGCCACATAGACCCATGGCAACAGCAAGTATTGGATTTTGAAGGAAACTTTATTTTAATGTGCGGGCGTCAAGTGGGAAAGAGTGAAGTTGTCTCGAAAAAGATTGCGGACTATATTCTTAACAACCCAAAAAAACATATTTTAATAGTCTCGGGAGTAGAGAGGCAAGCTAGCGGACTTTATAATAAAGTTTTAAGATTAATTGAAAAAGATTACCCGAAAGAACTTAAAAAAGGAAGAGATAAGCCACTAAAGACGGTTTTAAAATTAAAGAATGGGAGTATTTTAAGAACTGAGCCCGTTGGTTTAGATGGAAGTGGTGCAAGACAGCATACGTTGCACGGTGTTGTGTTTGAGGAAATGCAATTAATTCCCGAGGAGGCTTTTCCAGCTATTACCCCCATGCTTTTGACAACTGGAGGATTTATTTGGATGCTTGGAACTGCATGGGCGACGGAAGGCTATGTTTATGAGAGTTTGTCGGACCCAAATTTTAAGTCTATTAGAATTAACAGCGAAGAAGTAGCAGAAGGTAGACCCGAGCCTCAAAGAACATTAATGTTAAAACACTTAGAAAACGAGAGGGCAAAACTAGGCGAGAGCATGTACGCTCAAGAATATTTGGCAATACCAAGCGAGAACGCAAGACAAATATTTCCCGATGCTTTAATAAAAAGAATGCTCACAGCACCAACACCCGAGCAAATCGACAAAGACAATAAAATTTATATTTGTGGGGTTGACCCGTCGGGATTAGGAAGAGATGAGGGCTCTATTTCTATTTTTGAGCATGTTGGAGATTCCGATGATGCTAAGATGTTTCAAGTGTCGCATCAAATTACTAAAAAACTTTTCACAACACAAACTTCCGACCGAATTATTTCGTTAAATAAAGTTTATGACTTCAAGAATATTTATATTGATGATGGTGGAGTTGGGTTTGGTGTTTTCTCGGAATTACTTAGAGAGGACAGCACGAAAAACAAAACCGTGGCACTAAATAATTCAAGTAGACCCTTAGACAACAAAGACGAGAAGAGAAAGAAGATTTTAGGCGAGGATATGATTGTTAATTTGTTGACGATGGGGGAAAGGGGAAAAGTATTTTTATTAAACGAGCCTGAGATTAGAGAAAGTTTAAAATCTTATAAGTTTGAGTACGATAAAAAGACAAAAAATCTATTAATTACTTCAAATTACAACCATCCTGTTCAAAGTGCCATGCGAGCGGTTTGGCATCTCCAATACAAAACTTTAAATCCTAGGATATATAGAATAAGTACATGAGTTTTAAAGAGAGGTATACCACAGCAGACCTTAAAACTAAGGGGACGGAAGAACAAAAGCTAAAAGAGAGTAAAAAAATAGAAGTTAACGAAGAGGCTTTTTTATTGGCGGACATGATAAACGAATTAATTAGAAAAATAGAACACGCGAGGGTTAGCAGATAATGGCGGATACTGGAATTTTTGCAACAACGGCAGAGGTACAGTATAAGTCAGGACTAAATGCAAACTCAACGGCTAATGCAGAAACTTATATTAATAATTTTATGACACAAGCCGAGTCAAGAATAAACGCGGAGAGTGGGTATAATTGGAGTGATGTTTATTCTACTCTAAACGTCGACGTTAAAGGAATTTTAAAAGAGGCTGCGAGTAATCTAGCAGCGATTTACGTTATTAATTACGACGTTGACGCGTGGAACTCGTCGACGGTAGCAAACAAACTAAATATTTTATATACCGCTTATCAAGATTGCATTAAGCTATTAAGAGAAAAGGATAAGGCTGGTATATTCATAAGAGAGGCTTAATGGTACAACATCCCGTATACTTCCCCGAGCAAGCCGCGAGGGCTATTGCTAGTTACGACTATGCGGATGTAGAAGATGGCACGGGAATAACTGAATATATGTTATGTGTTCAAAATAATTCCGTAGCAAAATCTTATGCACTTACAACAAAAAGCATATATTCCGCAGACACGAAAATAACGCAGTCGGGAACTGGAACTTCTAATTTGGATTATGATGTTGTTTTCAACATAACAAAAACAGTCAAGGGAACAGCATACGCAAATATTCCTTACTATATAGAAGGGACCGCTACTAGCGGAAATATGACTTTATCAGTTGAAATAATTCACTATGACGGTTCAACAGAAACAACAATCGGAACAGCCGTAACATCCCAAACAATTACAAAGCCTTCGGGGGCGGAAATTGGTGGAGTTTTTTTAATTAAAGTACCAATAACAACAAAAAAATATTTTAAGGTAGGAGAAACTTTAAGAGTCACTATTATAATGACATGCACAGCATCGGGGGGTACTGGATTATTTTATTATGGAACAGACCCAAAAGGCAGAGCAGACATTGGGACAGCCCCAACAACAACATCTAAAATACTAATCCCAACATTACTAAACTTATAATGGCAACAAATACTTTATCATCAATTACGACAACAAGTTTATCAGACATACCTGATTTTATAGTGGAGGCGAAAGCACTAGATACGGTAAACGCTGGGGAAGAGACTTTTTATTATTTCTCTTACGCACCGGAGGCTTTTGGTTACTATCTAACAATACCCGAGATTTTTAGTGCGGCAAATGCTATGGCTACTTTTGCTTTTGGTGCTGGGTGGACTTCTCCGGATGTCAATACAAAGATAGAACTAGAACATGTTAGAGGAAATGGAAAAGATACTTTTGGAAGAATTGCATGGAGTCACAACGTCGTTAAGAATGTTGTTGGGGATGCGTTTTGTGAAGTAAAAAGAAAGGATGATAAAATAATTAATATGATACCGATTAGCCCCGAGAGAGTACGGTTAGTTTATGGAGAGGATGGTATGCTTAAGAGATATGACGCGTGGAACGGAAAAGAATGGAGACCGATTAAATTAGAAAACATGTTACACTCTAGTAATAAAAGAATAGGCGACCAAACCCACGGTACAAGCCAAATCGACGCATGTAAATGGATAATCAAAGCTAGAAACGAGGCGATGGAAACTAATAAAATCGTTGATAGAAGGGCTCGGGCTATTGGAATTATTGAATATCAAACAGATAACTTAGGAAAGATAAATTATGCAAATGAGCAAGTCAAACAGGCTATAACTAACGGCGACGTAATTGGAACGCCCGAGGGAACTATGAAGGTTCAAGACTTCCCTAATAAAACTACTGGTGAAAGAATGAGTTGGATACAATATTTGGAAAACTTCTTTTATCAAGTGTTCGGAGTGCCGAGAAGTATTGCAACAAGCGACGGAACAAGTGAGGTCGGTGGCAAGATGGGTAATGTTAACTTTGAGCCAACTTATGCTAAAGAGAGAATGGACTTTGAAGATGATTTATGGCAACAGCAAGGTATTAAAGTAACTTTTGAAAAACAGGCAAGCCTAGGCGGATTAGTTCAACAAGACCAAGCTAAGAATAGCGGAATGATAAATATACAACCGAACGACGTGGAGGCGTCGATGTCGAGAGAATAATGGAAAAACCAACAAACACAATTAAACCAAAAACTCCAAAAAAATATTTTGTTGGAAACAAAGAAGTAACAGCAGAAGAATATAAACAATCTTCTGAAAAACTAAAAATGGAAAAAGCTGGCGGTTATGCTGGCAGAACACAAGAGGAACTTATCGCGCAAGGGCTAGCTACAAAACCGATTAAAGAAATAGAGCCTTTTGATTTTGATAAAAAAGAAGAGGTAATTAAAGAGCCTAAAGTTAGCCCAAAATTACAAGCCCCAAATATTTTAAGCGTAGAAGGTATTTCTAATGTTTTAGAAGGTAGACCTGTACAATTCGGAGATAAAACCATACAAACTGGACTTAGAGGCACAAAAGAAGAAGAGGCATCTGGTATTACACCAGAAGTTTTAGGCGGGAGTTTGCCAATAGGTATACCAGCTAGTTCTATGGCTTTAGTTAATGCTTTTAATGCTGGGCAAACTGGGGCGGTAGCGGGGGGGACTTCTAGCGCAGCCGTGGGCTCGGGGTCGAGAGCATTAGGAACTAATCCGAGAGCATTAGGAACTAATCCAAGAGCACTATTAAAAGCCGCAACGGAGACATCGGCAAAAACCGCACAAATAGTTTCTAAATCAAGAAGGATATTAACATTAAGGAACGTTATAGGATTGGGAGGTGTGGCAACCGTTTTAAGAACTTATGGCTCGGGTCAAAGCTCTATGCTTACGCAATCATATTCCGCATATACGGATATTATTAATAATTTAAATAGTGGTGCATTCACGGTGCAGCAAGCAGACGAGGCATGGGTTGACGTTACATCTTCTCTAAACAAAACAGAACAAAACTTAAAAATGATGAGTAAGGCTAATGTTTTAAATTTCCTAGGGCTTTATGACGATATGGTAAAGATAGAATATTTTAATAGTATGACAAGACCGTCTATACAAATGCAATTTATCCAAGCTAGAGAGGGGAGGGCTAATAAATGATAGAGGAAGTTTTAGTCAATTATGGCGTCGCTGGTGCTATGCTTATTTATTTTATATACGACAAAACAATAGGACAAAAAAATATTTTTAAGATTATAGAAAACAACACAACTGTCATGTCGCAAATGTGCGAACTTATGCGAGGCTGTGATAAGAGAAAAGTTTAAAAAGAAGTGTGTATTCTTATTCTTATGGAAGATAAAAAAGATGATAAACCAGCAAGTATTGTCGACGAGGCAAGAGTTATAAGAGACGAAATTCTAAAAGCAAAAGAGGAACTTAAAGCAGAAAAAGAGGCTATGGAAAGATTACAGTCTAACGAGTTACTATCTGGAACAGCTGGCAAGCATATCGAACCAGTACCACCAAAACAAGAAACACCAAAAGACTATGCGAATAAAATTTTATCTGGGGGATTGAATGGTCCAAGAAAAGAAGATTGATGTTGTTATTGTTCCCGAGGAACAAAAGAGATGGACAGAAATTAAGGAGACATCCGAAAAAGAAATTTCACAGATGAAGAGAAGTATTTTAATTCACGAGAAAATTATTATTCTTGCCGACGAGATGATAGAAAGTAATAAGTTAAAACAATAATTTTGCCGTATAGAGCCTATACGGTTAAAAAACAATAAGTTTAAATAGTTGATTTATATGAATTTGTTATGGCATTAGAGTGTGAAATAATCTACGAAACATCAATACCTATTCCTTTCCAAGTTGCTCAAGCATCCGCAATCCCAAAAGGTTCTCTTTTAGTTTTATCCGACCCCATGACCGTAGCTATTACTACTGGAGATACTGACGCTATTATTGGAATTGCAGCAGAAGAGAAAAAGGCTAATGTTGGAACTTCAATCGCTGTTTATATGACTGGTATTTTTAAAGGGTATGCTGGTGCAGCTGGGGTAACANGCNGANTTGGGAGCAGATGTCCCTTA